TCTGCCAAATGCTGATCCTATCTTACGAGATAAATCTGCCATACGTTCTGCAACTTCGGTAGCTGATGCAGGTGTTTTATTTGGATCACCTAACATATCATTATACAAAGCTCTCTTTATATTATTTCTCATATCATTTAAAATAAGGTTAGCCACATCAAATGATCCTGCTGATCTAATTGGCTGTAGTCCTTGAGAGTTTGGTGCTTTTGGAATGACAGTTCCCGGAACTAGGTTGATTGTATCAACATTAATTACACCATCATCATCAATCTGATAGATGCCTGATATAGACATCTGTGCATTTTCTAAAATCATTTCTATAGTGAGGTTACAAGTTTTGATTGCACTAAGGGCATTTAATGCAGGACCTCTGCCATAAATCTCGCCACTGGCTTTACTCCATCTAAATGCTATAAATGGATTTGATCCTACTCCAGTATAGGTTTCTGTCATTATCATAGCTTTATCATTTACATCTATGACATAGTATCCATACTTTTCTTCATTAGGATCATCATATAATCTACACGATACCTCAAGTATCTTTGTTTTACTTTCAGGATTTCTAGTTATTCTTTCTGCAATCTGTGGTGTTAATACTGCATTGGGATAAGCAACTGGTATATCTTCATTCTTAATCATACGTTCACGATACACATGATCTACCTTACCATCAGGTCCAGTATCTAAAACTACATGAGGTAATGGTATTGATTGAAACCTAATAGGATTTACTGCATCACCTTCCATAACACAAAGGACTGCAGTACCAAGTGCCAAGTCTATAAAACATTCATGTATCTCTTGAGCAAAGTTTGATGTCTGCAATATTTCAAATACATAATCAGTGACACCATCAAGAGCATTATTAATATCATCTTTTTCTGCATCAGGAACTTCCTGACCAGTAACAAAGTCAGCCCATCTAGCAAAGTTAGGAGTTAATCCTGACTGTAGTCTTGATGCAAACTCTTGAATACCAACTACTGCTGTTTCATCAAAAATCTTATCATCTCGTCTTTGACCTGCCGAATAGTTTTTAAAACCCTGACGTTGTGGTAAGCAGTACTCAAAGATTTCGTCATAAAGATCTTCAAACTCTACCCTAACAGATAAAGCCTTCTCGTATCTTTGAAGCATTTGACTTACAGTTTTTTCGTGCATTAGTTATCGTACTCGTTATAGAAACCTATGCCACCACCTGAACCTCGTAGCAACGATCTTCTACCACTGCCTTTTCTTTTTGCTGTAATATTTTCTTCAAGAACATCTTGTCTAGCATCTGCTCTCTTTTGAGTTTCAATATCTTTTTGAGCCTCTCTTTCCATTTCAGCTTCTTTCTCTGCTACTGTTGGAGGAGGAGGCTTTGAACTACCACCTAAACACATAGTATCTCCTTTACATTCTTGCCCATAGACCTTGCCTCTTTGGTTGCTTTGGTCTGCGATTAAAGACATCATACTCTACTCTAGCATTAAAAGTTTCAATCTTTTTGTTCATGCCTAGTACTTGCCTTCCCTCGCCTGACCCCAACATCAAATACTGCAAAGCATCATGGATATGTGAGTAACGATCTTTAAGTGGTTTATCTTCATATCGTTCACCTGAAACCTGCATACGTCTATATTGATAACCACCCTCAAACCCTTTTACCAATTCTTTACACCTAAAGTCAATTAAAATTCCTGATAATCCATCAACCATTCTATTTAGCACAGATGCCACAGACTCAATTCGCAAGGCAACATCATTGCTCATTGTAGGTCTAGCACTCAATCCTGCACCTCTTAAAACCTGAAAAGGTGTGGATTCATCTGTTTGCGATCTGAAGTCACCTGCAGGATCACCATAGATATGGACTTCACAATTAGCATATCGTGTTGCTATTTCTGCTCGTAACAATTCTGCAAACCTAACAATACCCATATCAAAAGCTACAATCTCTTGTAGTATATTCCATCTGCCTCTAACCTTTTGACCAAAGACTGCAGCAGGTGTCAGACCAAAGTCTAATCCAATATATACTGGCACACCATCTGCTACTGGTATTTCTTCTTTAGCAACATGAGTTTCAGCAACAAACATATTATAAACTGGTTTTCCATCTTGGATACTACCAAGCCTATTCATTACATAAACATCTATCCAACTCTTAGTCTTTCCTTGTACCAAGTTAGGATAGTATGACTCTAATATGTTATGTCTGTTCTCTGCTTTATCATTTGGTTTATATCCAGTAACAGCACCATCTTCATCTTTCTCTTCTATCATTCCACTAGGTTGTGTAAAAAACTGCCAGTTCTCAGGCTTGATTAACATACGACTTTCTTCCAAAGTTATATGGTCTGGAACTGGAACTTCGCCACTCATGATTGACCACCAATGATCTTCTTCAGGACTGTTAGTATCACAGATAACACCACTCCAAGTTGCAGCACCATCTTTCACACTAGGATATCTGCCAACCCTCATAGTACAAGCATCAATAATTGACTTGGGTATTTCTCTAGCCTCGTTGACCCATACACCAGTAAGCTCTAATGAAAGTAATTTTTTTACATCTTCAGGTCTGTCAAGTGCAAGGAATATAACTTCCATCTCCAAGTCACCTGCTGTTATCATATGGGTATATGGCACAGACCACATAAACTTTCCCCATTCATTTTCAGGAAACCAGTCAAGCCAAGTCTTTATAGTGGTTGTTCTAAGTTGTGGGTTAGTGTTTCTGATAATCGCCCACCTGCTTTTTCTTTTACCATTCTTATCAGGCTCTTGCATTAAGGCTCTTCTAAATATTTCTATACTACAAGCAACAGACTTGCCACTACCAACTGGACCTCTGATGCCACGAAAAAATGTATTGTCTTTCATAAAGTCTTTAAGGACTTGACCATCAGGTTTGTATTTAAATTGTATCAATTTTAGTATTAACTCCGACTCTAAGAAGAGTGTCTACAGTCTCAGGACCAATAACAGCTATTACTTTGTCGGCTTCCCTATCAGTACAGAATTGTTCAGGGTGGTGTTTCAGGTGAACTCGCTTCACCACTTCACGAAGTATTCGTCTTTCTTCAACCTTTAAAGTATGTAAAAATGTCATTGCTTTAACCTACGAATAAGATCTGTAGCTTTTCGTTTTTGCTGCAATCTTTTTGGGTTGTTTAGATACTTGTTTACCTGCTCTAATTGCTTTTCGCTTAAGAGCCGAAGTCTTGGAGTATTCACTGGAAGATAAAGCCTTAATTGCTTTCTCAGGAAGATAACGTTCGCCAGTTGCCTTTGACCCTTGTGTACTAGGTTTACCTGATTTCGTTCTCCACTTTTGTCTTGTCCAAGCACGAAGCGACCTTTGTGATTTCTTCAAAGCCATTAGGAAGTATAACCCCCACCTTTGGCTTTATATTGTTTGGCTAACATCTGTGCCTTACGAGCAGACCATTGACCTGACTTGCCACCTTTGTTACTCGCTTTGATCCTATTAAACAAAGCCTTTCTCATTGAAGGCTTTGTATAGTTTCCTGCTGCATTAACTGCCATTTACTTTTTCTTTGCTTTCAAAATTTTTTTCTGTAAAGCAGTAGGTAATGTCTTTTGCTTTGCAGTCATCTTCTTCTTTGGTGGTCTACCTTTAGTAGTTCCATATGTTCCCTTACCCATTGGCATTTTATCTCTCCTTTGTTTAAGTTGCTTTCTTAATATTTCAACTTTTCTTCTCGTTTCGTCAAGCCTTTTTCTTCGCCTTATTTCGTTTAGATATTGCTCTAGCCTTTGCACGAGCGTCGGCTTTACTAGACGCACCCCATGCACGAAGCGATAAAAGTAATCTCGTAGCTTTTCCTTTAGCATCTTTCTCTGGTCCTTTCATGTTTCCCATTCGAGCTAAGAAACTAGCTCGTCTAGGATTGTCACCACTCTTAACTGGTGGCTTCAATGTGCCACCTTTATAAGAGGCACGACCCTTTGCATTTAATCCACCCTTAGGATTCTTCCCTTCTTTGCGTGTCCATGCAGGTGTACTCA